TTATACACTGTTATCCCTCCTAAAAGTGGGAACCCCTTAAAATTAAGGAGTCACCGGTAATGTGTAAATCGCTGCTACTTTGTTATCGCGTGGCTTACCAAAGGCGAATGTTTTAGCGATGTGTAAATTGCAATCTTCCATAGCTAACGTTTCTTTGTATTCCGTTACCTCAATTCCACCACCACGGTATGCATCGTAACGATCTTTCACGAACGCAATTAACTCACCTTTTTTCGCAAATTCTGATTCGATAAGCGTGAAGTTAAATGGTAACTTAGTAATGTAATCACCTAGTGAGTTCTGGATAGTGAAGTCACCTTTTAAATCCCATGCATCAGCAGGGTTAATTACTAGTGCAACCTTTCCGCTAACGTTTAAAGGCTTACCATTTTCTTTCTCAGATAATTCTTTACCGATACCAGAAAATTCTTTGATGATTGTTTTTGGGTCTGCTAATGTCAAAGCCCCTACTGCCGCTTTTTTAGCATGTCCGTTTGTAGGATCTACTGCTGCTGCTAAATCACGAATTAAACCAATTGGTTCTTCTTTTGTAGGACCAGCACCGTTGATAATCGCATTTTCCAATGCTACTGCATATGTTTCTGTAATTTGTGTTTGTACATAAGCCGCTACCCATTTAGGGCCAAATTTTGCAAGGTCTTTTGGCAAGACCACAAACGCTGTTAATTTAGATTGTGCGATTTTTTCTTGCTTAAATGCCGCGTTCAATTGACCTTTGATGTCCCCAAAAATAGGACCCCATACAGCTGCGCCTTCGTATTCTGATGTAATAGTAGTTAATGTAATCGTTCCTAAGTCGCGGAAGTTGATTACAGATAACAGTGGATGGTCGCTAGTTAGGTCATCGTAAATACGCTCTTCAATTGTATATGGGAGAACAATTTCATCTTGGAAACCGTCAGATACAACAACATTAAAGAATTTAGTTTCTTCTGCAGTCATTACATCTACGCCACGGTTAGATAGAATAACTTGATCTAATGTGTTGTTAGTAACTTCATTTGAAATTTGAGTCGTTAAAGAATTCACTAATGCATCTTGCATGTTTACCCAAGCTGTTTCAACTTGCTCTGGTGTTGATTCTTCATTTTTTACAACGTTAGCGTAATTCAATTTCGCTTCTTCGTAAGCTTCAGTGTGATTGTTTAATTTAATAACCATTTATGATTACCTCCAAATTTTTGTATTAAAAAAGGAACCCTTTACGCTTGTTAGTCGGTTGTACCGGCTCTGGCGTTGGTTCCTGTTTTTGTTGATTTTTTAATTGTTGAATTTCATTTTGCAAGTTAGCATTCTGCGCTTTTAAATTCGATAATTCCTCTTTTGAGTTGTCCTCCACAGTTGTTGAGGTAGCAGAAGTAGCAAAGCCAATTTCAATAGCTTCAGACGCGCCAAACCATGTTTCAGCATCTACCTTTTTTCGAACTTCTTTTCGCTCTACAGTTGCTTTTGTCATGTAAATATCGATGATACCTTCTTCAAGCTCTTCTAATAAATCAGCTTCACTACGGAAATCACCTTTAGCACCCCAGACACCACTAGAAGCCTCATGAATCATTATCATGGCACCAAGGCCCATAATTAACTCATCCGCTGCCATAGCGATTACTGATGCTGCTGAACATGCCCAGCCATCAACATGAATTGTGATTTTAGCACCTGTTTCATTTTTGTAGTTCATTAAACGATTATAAATTGCAATACCGTCAAATGCGCTACCACCTGGAGAATTTAAACGAATAACAAGATTGTTTGTACCTGCTTCTTTCAATGCATTATCTACATCAATTGCAGATGTCCATTTCTCATTCCACCATGACTCACCAATAACACCGTAAATTGTGATTTCAGAAGTTTTCGCTTCTTCATCATGTTTCACTGCAAAATTATGTGGTACATTTTTCAATTCATCATCGAATTGACTATTTTTATAATTAAATAATCGTTTTACTCTCACTGATTTTCACCCCCTTTCGATGCAGCATCCACAGTTTGATAGTTCTTTGTGATAACGTACTTATCAAGCTCTGGATCATCAACACGTTCATCACCAAATTTTTCGCGCACTTCATTTCGTGTATAAGCTCCTGACGCAACCAATTTATCCACCGCCTCTGCATTTTCTGTTACAGATTTCACTTGAATACCAAAAACCTCAATTCTTTTGCCTGATTGATACTCTTTTTTCTCTAGTAGTTTTGCATTTAATTCATCACTAATTTTCTTGAGCAATGGATTGTACGTAAATTTGATATATGCTTTTAAAGCAGTTTCATAATCTGATAATGATCCATGTACAATCGCTGGTGGAATACCTAATAACTCCGCCACATAATCAATAGCTTTATCAAGAACTTTAGTAATGTCGTCAATTGAACGGCCACCATTTGAACCATCTGTAATCTCGTCATATTCAAAGCCTTTCAATTTTGGTACAATAGCAAATGCATTTTTGCGAAACGCACTAAACATCCTATCGATGAAACTTTGTAGCTTGCCTAAATTTTCTTCATCGAGTTTTTGAGTTGTATCCATTCCAGCTGTAGCACGAACTTGGTTAGCAAACATACTTGTCTCAACCATCCGACTGAATAGCTGTGTAAAATCCTGAAACATGCCATTCATAAAGCGTGATAACTTTTCGTTGTTATAAGTTAAATAAATCACTTCATCCATACTGAAGGTTCGCATGAATTTGAATTCTTTCACTGTTACATTTTTAAATGTATCTGGGTAAACTGCACGTTCTTCTCGAATGAAGCTGTCAGCGATAAGTAAATCATTCGAATCACTTACCACGATTAAAACTTCTCGTTCATGAATTAATTTATAAACAGCATCTTG